TGGTCACGCGGTGGAGCGTGGCTGTGCCGGGCACGGCCACAGAGTGGGGGTGAGCATGGTTGCGGGCTCCTTCCTTCGGGGTGATGTTTTGATCCGGCTGGGCTGGGGTCGTCAGGGCTTCGGCCCAGAGCATGGCGGCGAGCAGCTCGATGACGACAGCAGAGAGGATCGATACCAGCGTGCTGATGTGGTCGGACTTGATGCCCACCAGGGCGGCAAGTTGCGCCGCGATGGGGTCAGCGGTGGCGGCGCTGCGGCGGGTGTCGAGCGTGGCGGCGGCGTGGGTCAGCTCGGCTTGGAGCGACGCAGCACGCGCGGACTCGGCTTGTTCGGTGGTCAGCGCGGTGATGCGCTGTTGGGCCAGCTGGCGCGCGGCTTTGGGTGCCATGCACCGGCCCGGCGTAGCACGTTCACAGCGGGCCAGCGCCAGTTCGGCCGTAGTTTGCTGGCTTTGGGCTTGCGCCAGCGCCGTGGCCACTACGCTTGCCGGGCGTGCTTGCGCAGTCGCAAGCTGTTCACGCAGCGCATGGGTGTGGGTGTCTTCTTGCACAGCTTCGGCGCGGGTGGCCCCAGCGCGAGCGGCGGCGGCGCTGAAAAAGACACCGTGGCCGTAGACCGTGAGCACCACGCAGATCGCCCACAGCGCCCATGCGGCGCGGCGGCGGCTGATGGCTGGCAGCAGGTGGGCAGCTAGGGTGATCGTGACTGCCACGGTGATGATCAGCGCGCGGTCAGTCGTCGTGGTGCCCCGTTCAAGGGCTGCTGCTGCTGCCATGGCGATGCCAACGGCGCTGGTGGCGTATGCCCCGGCGTAGACGATGCGGCGCGCTGGTGCCATGTCAGCCACCGATGCTCGCCGGTTCGACGTGGGTCACGTCGGTCAGCCGGATCGCGGTGTTGTGGCCATCGGCGTCAATGCACGACATGAGCCCGTCGCACCAAACCGCGAGGTTGGTGTACATGCCAAACCGATACGCTTTGGAGCGCGCTGCGATGGCGGCCACGTCACCGTGGCCCATGACTTCAGTAGCGCGGATGCGGCATGCAGCGTCAGCGTGCCGGTTGGCGGTGCTGATCTGGGTCAGCTCGTAGCTGATGACCCACGTGCCGTCTGTCTGCACAGCAGCGCGCGGTTCGCGCCAAAGTTGGCCGGTGATGCGGTGAGCGGCTTTCACTTTGTCCCTATTTCCGCGCACGGCACCGAAGGTGCTGATAGGTGGCGGTACACAGGCGTATTAAAGCATTGCTTTTACACTTGATCAAGCAATGCTTTCAAAGCGGGCAAAAAAAAGACCGGGTATCCGGTCGATTGGGGGCAAGCGCGGGTTATTGGGGGCATCAGTCGATGCGCATCCGCACTATGCCAGCCAGCTCCTCGCCGCTTTTGCCGGCGCAATGCGTGTTCCAGGCGTGGCCCGCAGCTGGGTCGCGCGATGAGCCGATCACTGGGGAGGTGTTGGTGCCGGGCGGGATCACGGCGATGGATGGCACTAGGGTGCCAAAGGTGTTTTGCCCTTGAAGCTCGATGCATAGGGCATCGGAGGGCATCCAAGACGCACTTTCGATCTTGAGTGATGAGGGCACTTTGGCGTTGTGCTTGATCGCATTGATCAGCGTGGCGGCTTTTGCGATTGCCAAACCGCGCTTGAGATCTTCGGCTTCGCTGGCTGCGGATTTGGGCGGCTGGGCGGTTGTTGGAGGTGATTGGTGCGGTTCACGGGCGGCGTTGATGGCGGTCATACCGATGGCGGCAGCAAAGATGCCAAGGAGTGCTTTACCCACCAAGCCCATGGGCTTTTTCACTTTTGCACCACATTTCGGGCAGTTCTTGGCGTCAGTGCTGACATCTGCGCCACAGTCTTTGCATTTGATCAGGGTCATGGATCCTCCATTCAGGGGCGATGTGCTGCAAAAGATTGCAGGGTAGCAAGCGCATAGGCTTCAACGCGATCGCGGTGGGCGTCATCCATGCCCCAGTAGCTGGGGGGATCAATGTCGCGGAATGGCCAGCTTGCAGGAGCTTCATGGGCCATGTAGCCCGCTGCGTCTTCATGCCCAGATAGGTATCGGACCGTGAAGGGTGGCTCAATTTTTGCTAGATCGGCCAAGACCGCCATGTTTTTCTTGGTAATACGCCCGGTTTTTCGCCAGCCAGTGATCGCTTGCGGGGACACCCCGCAATGGGCCGCAATGTCCGTGAGCTGTGTGCCTCGGGTCGTGATGGCGTGTATGGCTCTTTCGATCCATGCCTTTACCACATCTGCATCTTTTTCGTGTCGCATAAGTAATACTTTATTTTTTGTGGGCATAGGTCAATGCTTTATTTCACAAAGTAATGCTTTATCATGTGCGCATGGATCTCAAAACGTACTTATCCGATCGCAGTGGCCGAGGGTCAGAGCTGGCCCGTGAACTAGGGGTCAAGGCCCCTGCGGTCTATCAAGTGGCTCACGGCAAACCCTGCCCCCCGGCCTGGGTGCGGCGGATTGAAGTCTGGTCAGGCGGTCAAGTGACCCGCATCGATCTGCGCCCGCATGACTGGCAGCTTTACTGGCCGGATGGAGTCGAGCTTGAGGGCGGTGCATCGTGACAACCGCCACCCACCACATACGCGCTGAAGTCGTCCAGTCGGCACAGATACGCGCTGATCTGTGCCGGCAGCGGGGCCTTAGCCCATCGAGCGCTTGTCTCCTCGCGTCACCTGAGCTCGTGGGTGACGACTTTGCCGGTGGTCCGCGTAATGACGTGGCCACCGGCTCTTTTTTGCCCGTGTCGGAAGACACCGAGGGTGGATCACCGGATTAAAGGGGTTTGGGATGGGCACCAAAAACAATATTGCTGGCACAGATTTCGACCTGGAGCACTACGTGCCCCAGATTGACTGGTCAGACATGCTGATCAATACCAAGCGGTCGCAGATCTCCAAAGAGACACGCACAAAGCGCTTGCAAGCTGGGGACAAGCGCCCGGGATGCACGGGCACGATTTTTGGGCTTGGGCTCAGCAAAGAGCAAAAGTCCGAGAACCAGCGCAAGACGGGGCAGATTGTCAAACCCACGAACTTGGGCTGATGCCATGGCACGCCCGCGCAGCGAGATTACTCGCATGGTGATGTCTCACATCAGTACACAGCCGGCAACTTGGTTGGATGTTGCTCGACAGCTCGGGCAGCTGCGGGTGATCAACCCGGCGGCACCAGCTGAGCGAATGCTTGTGCGCGACACCGTGTTCAACGCGGCACGGCGCGGCGAGCTGCGGCGAATTGGGGTGCTGAGAGTGCAGGGCGCTCGGCGTCCGATGAGCGTTTTTGGGGCCGCAGTTGACGTTGGCCAAGAGGCGCAGCACGTTGATGTGCTGTGCCGTGTGATGCATGGATGGGGTCGGTGATGGGGTCAGGTATAGGTCGCGGGGCATTGCCGCCGGTGACGTTCGATGTCGTGCGCACAGCGCTGTCATATGTGCCGTGTACTGGGGGTCATGATGACCGCGCCCGCATTGCGATGGCGGTCTATGACGGTATTGGTGATGATGGCCAAGAGCTTTGGATGGATTGGGCGGCGTCACGGTCTGAGCCGGATGCGGCCGAGGATGCGGCGACCTGGAAGAGCGCTAAGCGGCCCGGCAAGGTACGGGTCGGCACGCTTTTTGGCCGGGCCAAAGACCACGGTTTTACGTTCGAGACCCCCGACAAATCGGCCCCAGCACCCGATGCTGAAGCACTAGCCAAGGCTCAAGCTGAGCGTGAGCGCAAGCGGGCGGCGGCTGAAGCGGAGTACCGGCGTCGTGCTGACGATGCGGCCCGAGTAGCGCGGGATCTGTGGACCGGCGCTGAGTCGGATCAAGCGGCGGTGAGTGAGCATGCGTACCTCAAGGCCAAGGGCGTGGGTGCCCACGGCGTGCGCATCCAGGGCGATTTGCTCTTGGTGCCGATGCGTGATGAGGACGGCAAACTGCAAAACGTGCAGCGGATCTCCGCCACCGAAAAGCGCTATCTGCCCGGCGGTCGGAAGACCGGCATGCATCACATGCTCGCTGCGAGCTGTAGCGGTCTGCCGGATGTGATCTTGATTGCTGAGGGCTATGCCACGGCGGCCAGCTGCTGCGAGGCGATGGGCTTGCTCACGACCGTGGTGGCATTCGACGCGGGCAATCTGCGGCCGGTGGCTGAGAGCATCCACGCTCAATACCCGGCCGCATTGATTGTGATCTGCGCAGACAACGACTGGGAGACTGCGGCGGCCAAGGGCGAAAACCCTGGGGTGGCGAAGGCCAAGGCGGCGGCGCGAGCTGTGACGCGGGCGGGTGGTCGATGCCGAGTTGTATGGCCGATGAGTGTGGAAGGTGTCGCCGGCGAATCGGATTTCAACGACATCGCAAAGCGGCTCGGCTTGGGCGTGGTGGCGGAAGGCATTCAAGCTGCGATTGATGATGCAAGCGATGTTCAAGATCCCGTTGAAGATGACCTTGGGGATGATTCCCCCGCCCCCCCATCAGCTGACGCTATCGCCAGCCCTGCCGCGCCCGAAGAGGGGGGCGGGAGGCCCGAGAAAAAGAAGATCAGGCCGCCTGAGTTTTGGGATCGTGTCAATGACCTGATAGGCAATTTCTATCTCATCTATGGGTCTGACACCGCTTGGGATGACAGCAAACAGCTGATCATCAAGGTCCAGTCGATGCGGTTGGCGTTCGGGCGCGAGCCGGTGAACTTTTGGCTTGACTCGCCAAGGCGACGCATGATCATGCCGAGCGATCTGGTGTTCGAGCCTGGGCGTGATGTCACGGGTGATCAGATCAACATGTTCCGTGGCCTGCCGATCAAGCCCGTGGCATCAACGGCAGCAGACGTGGCCCCTATGCTCGATCTGCTGCGGCACTTGTGTTCAGAGTCGGATGTCTCGGCTGACGATGCTGACGCGGTGATGCATTGGGTGCTGTGCTGGCAGGCTCTGCCGCTGCAAAAGATCGGCACCAAGATGCAAACGGCGGTGGTGATGCATGGTGCGCAGGGCACAGGCAAAAACCTCTACTGGGACGCATGGCGTGATCTTTTCGGCGACGCCGGGATCACGGTCGGGCAGACAGAACTTGAAGACAAGTTCAACGGCTGGCTGAGCCGCAAGCTGGCGATCATTGGTGACGAAGTGGTGAGCCGGCAGGAGATGTATCACAACAAAAACAGGCTGAAGCTGATCGTGACCCAGATGGATCGTTTCCCGATCCGGGGGATGATGCAAGAGACCCGGTGGGAGTCCAACCACGCCAACGTGGTGTTCTTGAGCAATGAAAATCAGCCGCTTTCACTTGAGGAGCGCGACAGGCGGTATTTGGTGGTTTACACGCCATTGGAAGCGGATGTAAGCCTGTACCGCAGGGTACGTGACTTTTTGTCATCGGCGGGTGGTCCGGCCAAGTGGCTGCATTACCTCCAGTCGTACCCCCTCGACGACTTCGGCGCGCACACCAAGCCGATGATGACGCAGGCCAAGAAAGACTTGGTTGAGCTAGGATGGCGGCCCAGTCAGCGGTTTGCCGCCGAATGGCTGGAGGGCTTTTTGGCATTGCCGCGCCGCGTGTGCAGCAATGAGCAGCTCTACCGCGCGTTCAAGGCGTGGGCGGATCGCAACGGCGAGCGCTGGCCGCCCTCTCAAGCGGTGTTCACCAGCGAGGTCAGGCGCTTTGTGCATGAGCGCCGGGGTGTTGATGCTGCGGGGCAGCGTGCCGCTGCGGCGCTGGTCTACAAGCCGATTGGGCTCAAGTCGCTGTCATCCAGCGATTACAAGACAGTGCGGTGCTGGGTGCCTGGGGGTGTGTCGGCCCCCCATGGGGTGCCTGAAGGTGAGTGGGCTATGCACGGGGTTGAGGCCTTCGAAGCCGACTTGAGTCGGTATCTTCGCAGGGGCCAACCCCTTGAGGACAACGAGTGATTACGCGCTATTTACGCGCTATTTACGCGTTAAGTCCTTGTCATTACTTGGTTTTCGCGTTTACGCGGGGTTTCTACGCACGCGCGTACATATACGCGCGCGCGCGCGGCGCGGAGGCTTCTTCACTTTCTTTCGCCATCGCGTAACACCGAAAAATCTTTTGTGTGTGCGACCCCGGCGTAAAGGCGAAAACCAAGTAAATGCAATGACTTACCGCGTAAAAAGGGCGTAAATACTCTGTAAAAAAAGGGATCAAAGAAGGGTTCACGTGATGCAAGTCAGCTACATGAAAGCTTTTAGGCTGTTTTGGGTTGTTGAAGGGGGATGTCATGGATCTTGATCATGTCCGGTTGAGGCTTGATGCATGGGCTATTTGGCTTGCTCAAGCCGGTACCGTGGGCTCAGGCTACCCACGCATCAATCTTTTGGCTAAAGAGCGTGGTCGCTCGGCCAGTACCGACTACGTCCCGATCTCGGCCCTTGACGCGGAACAGACGCACCGTGCTGTGCTGCGGGTACGGACGGATGCGGATCATCAGGGGTACTGGCTGGCGATGGTGTGCCGGTATGCCGGCGATCCAGACGCGCCCCCGAACCGGCGACGGCCCATGCTGCTACCCGAGATCGCTTTCAAGCTGGCTGTGTCAGAGCGGTCGGTGCGGTCGTGGATCGTCGAGGGTGAGCGGCTGGTGGCATTGGCTCTTGTTACCAACGAGAGCGCAACCCGGCGCTTTGGTACGCGGTGATATGCGCGTGTTCAGCGGGGGTTTTACCCGTTTCCGATCAGCGCTATATTTTGGTCACGCTGTTGTAGTTCCGTCTCCCCCGAGACTACAGCCGTACCCCGCCCCGGTCAGACCCCATCCCTGACCGGGGCTTTCTTTTTCTCGGACCGCTCCACCGCCATGCCTTCTTCCGCTCCAAAGCCTTGCACGCAATGCGGCGTGCTTGTGCGGGATGGATCGGCCCGTTGTGCTCAGCACAAGGCGGCGGTAGGTCGATACGCTGACAAGCGCCGTGGATCGCGCCATGAGCGCGGTTATGGGGCGCAATGGGTCCGTACCCGTGAGCTGATCCTTTTGCGCGATGGCGGCCTTTGCCAGCCCTGCCGCAAGGCCGGCCGCGTGATCATCGGGCGCGAAGTTGATCACATCATCAACAAGGCCCGTGGTGGTACGGATGATGCGGCCAACTTGCAAACGATTTGCCGGGCATGCCACGCAGCCAAGACGGCGGCGGAGTCTGCTTCTGGGTCTGGTGGGGTGGGGGGGTTGAATCCCTGCGAGTCCGCCACAGGGGACCGACTCCATCCCCAGATTTTTGCGCGCGCACGTTTTGGCAGTGGGGGGGGTGTCTGATGGGAGCCCGTGGCCCCAAGGCCAAGCCGCCCGAGCTGAAGTTGCTGGAAGGTAATCGTGGCCATCGGCCTGTGAACATCGACCAGCTTTTTCGCCCGGAAGTCGGCGTGCCCGATGCTCCGAAGTGGCTGCTGTCCGGTGCCCGTAAAGCATGGCGACGCCTTGCTGCTGAGCTGACCCACTACAACTTGCTCAGCCGGGTAGACCGCGATGCCTTTGCCATGCTCTGCCAGACCATCGGCCGCCTTGAACAACTTGAACAATCCATCGGTGCCAAGCAGTCGTTGATCCTCACGACTGGCGGTGACCCAAGCGATGCCTTGATGGATGTCACGCCCAACGGCCTACGCATCCAGTCCGCCCTGTATCAGATCCTCAACAAAGAGCAAGCCAAGTTGCACCGCCAACTTGAATCCTTTGGCTTGCGCCCCGATGCCCGCGCCAAAGTCACCACTGCCATCCGTGCTCAGCTGCAACTCTTTGATGCCAACGCCACCGGCCCGAAGCCGCCAGCCCCTGATGTCCCGCAAGGCTTCTCCGATTTCTGACCCTCACCGCCATGACCACTGCCATCTACTTTGACCGCGTCCACGCCTACGCCAAGCGCGTGGCCGAAGGCGTGGAAGTCGCTGGCCGGTATGAGCGGTTGGCCTGCCAGCGCTTCCTGGCTGATCTTGCCCGGCAAGGTGCCGACGATTTCCCCTTTGTGCTTGACCACAAACTCGGGGCACGCATCTGCCGCTTCATCGAGCTTCTGCCCCACATTAAAGGCGAGTGGGCGCGGCCGGTCTACCTGGACGGCAAGCTCAGCTACGCCAAGCTGGCCCTGGAAGACTGGCAGCTCTTCGGTGAGTTTCAGCTCTTCGGCTGGATCCACCGCGACACGGGCTTACGCCGATTCCGTCGGTCTTATGAAGAGGTCGCCCGTAAGAACGCCAAGTCCACCCGCGCCGCTGGCCGTGCGCTCTACATGCTGTCTGCCGACAACGAACCGGGCGCGCACATCTACTGCGCGGCCACTACGGGGGAGCAGGCCCGTGAAGTGTTCGACGTCGCCCGGAACATGGCCTTGCGCGAGCCCGAGTTCCTTGCCCGCTTTGGTGTCGAGTGCGGCAAGCACGACATCACCATCGCCAGTTCGGCCAGCAGCTTTAAGCCGCTCAATGCCGAGGGCTCGACCCTCGACGCCTTGAACATCCACGGGGCCATCGTCGATGAGCTGCACGCGCACAAGACCCGCGCCGTTTACGACGTGCTCGACTCCGCAACTGGTGCCCGCAGCCAGCCGCTGATCAGCATGATCACCACGGCCGGCACCGACCGGGCAGGGGTCTGCTACGAACAGCGCGACTACACCATCAAGGTGCTTGAGGGTGTGGTCGAAGACTCGACGTGGTTTGGGTGCATCTACACGCTGGATGAAGGCGACCTTTGGCATGACCCCGCTGTCTGGCGCAAGTCCAACCCGAATCTTGGGATCTCGGTCAAGCTTGACGACATGGAAGCTGCCTGCCGCAAGGCCCTCGCGCAGCCCAGTTCGCAGGCCAACTTTTTGACCAAGCGCTTGAATGTCTGGGTCAGCTCGGCCAGCGCCTGGATGGACATGCAGGGTTGGGACAAGTGCTCGGCCAAGCTCGACTTGATGGACTATCTCGGCGAACCGTGTTGGATCGGCATGGACCTAGCCGAGAAGCGCGACTTCGCCGCCCTTGTCTTGGTCTTCCGCCGGGGCGCTGAATTTCACATCATCCCGCGCCTGTACTTGAACGAGGCCGCCATCGAAGAGTCGGGCAACGCCCACTTGCAAGGTTGGGCCCGCGCTGGCCACGTGATCCAGACAGACGGCAACGTCACCGACTTTGATGTTGTGGCCGATGACCTCCGGCAGTACTGCCGGGACTTTGATGTCAAAGAGATCCCTTATGACCCCGCGCTGTCGCGCTACTTTGCGACCAAGCTGGTCGAAGAGGGCTTGCCCTTGGTCGAGATCCGCCAAGCCCCAATGGCTTTTACCCAGCCGCTGCTCCACACCGAAAACGCTGTCCTTGAACGTACCCTGCGCCACGACGGCAACCCGGTCATGACTTGGATGATGTCCAACGTCGTAGTCCAGACCTCCAAATTCAGCGGTTTGAAGCACCCCATCAAAGAGCGGGCCGAGAACAAGATCGATGGCCCTGTGGCCATGCTCCTTGCCTTGGGCCGCGCCATGATCAATGCCTCAGCATCCGATGTTGTCATCGGGTCGGACTATGAGCTACTTACCCTCGGGGATGATTGATGGACCCCATCATCACTTTTGACATGTCGATGCTCATCGGCGTCTTGTCCATCACTGCCGGTATGTGGTTGACCTACGGACTCGGCCCGGCGCTGATCAGCTTGGGCGTTGTGGTGATCGTAGTCACCGTCATCAGCATCGTCTTGTCCATGCTGACAAGCAAGAGAGGGCGTTGATGTTCTTGAGCCTTTTCCGCTCCGGCGCTGCCCGGGCTGATGCCATGTCTGATCGCTCGCCCTGGGGCGACTTTTGGTTTCAGTCTTTGGGCGCTGGCACCCTCAGCGGTGCCCGGGTCAGCGGCGATAGCGCCCTGCGCCTGACCGCTGTCTATGCTTGCGTGCGCAATGTCAGCGAAGACATCGCCCAGCTGCCTTTCCGTCTCTACCGCCCCAAGGTGGGCGGCGGAAAGACCAAGGTGACCGACCATTGGCTGTATCGACTCTTCGCCTTGCGGCCTAATCGCTGGCAAACCCCCTTTGTGTGGCGTGAGACTCTGCTGGCTCACCTGCTGCTGCGCGGCAATGCTTACTGCCAGATCATCGCCAACCCGCTGGGCGAGATCGTCGAGCTGATACCTATCCACCCCGACCGCGTCCAGATCGAGCTGGTCGGCGACTCATACCGCTACCGCATTGCGCAGCGTGATGGCAGCCAGCTGGTGTTTCGCCGCGATGAGATCTGGCACATCCGTGCGCTCGGCATGGATCAGTACTTTGGCCTCAACCCCATCGAAATGCAGGCGTCCATGTTGGGCGTCGCGATGTCGGCGCAGGACTATGCATCCCGCTTTTTTGCCAACGATGCCAAACCATCCGGCGGTTGGATTGAGTTTCCGGGCAAGTTTGCCGACCTGACCGCGAAGAAAACTTTCCGCGATGCGTGGCAAGAACAGCAAGGCAAGCGCAACGCCGGCAAGGTCGCGGTCCTGGAACAGGGGATGAAGTACCACGAAGTGGGCATCAACAACAAAGACTCCCAGTTCATCGAGTCGCGCGCGATGTCGGTCACTGAGATCGCGCGAATGTTTCGGGTGCCGCCACACAAGATTGCTGACATGTCGGCTGCGACGTACTCCAACATCGAGCAGCAGTCGCTTGAGTACGCAACCGACACCCTCAGCCC